ATGCCTGTGCAAACTTTCAAGGTGAACGGCGTCGACGTCGCCGTCGAGGCGCCCGACGACATGGCGCTGCTGTGGGTGCTGCGCGACAAGCTCGGCATCACCGGCCCGAAGTACGGCTGCGGCATCAACGTCTGCAAGGCCTGCACCTGCCATGTGGACGGCAAGGCGGTGACCGTGTGCTCGACCCGCGTGGCCGACGTGCGCGGCCGGCAGGTGACGACGATCGAGGGCCTGGCCAACGGCAACACGCTGCATCCGGTGCAGCAGGCCTGGATGAACCTCGACGTGCCGCAATGCGGCTTCTGCCAGCCGGGGCAGATCATGGCGGCCGTCGACCTGCTGAAGCGAACCCGGACCCCGACCGATGCCGACATCGACGCCATCGAGAACGTCTGCCGCTGCGGCACCTACGGCCGCATCCGCGAAGCCATCAAGGCCGCCGCGGCCATGATGGGATAGCGCGCCGGTGCACGCCGGCAGTGACGCTACCGAACTGAACACGTCGCGCAGCAAAAAGCCCCTGTAGCATGACTGCTACAGGGGCTTCGGTTTGGCGGAGTGGACGGGACTCGAACCCGCGACCCCCGGCGTGACAGGCCGGAGTGCCAAGTGAGCAACAACGCCACTTTCGGCCACTTTCGATATTCCAAATTCAGCCCGGCAGGCCCAATTCTGGCGCGGTCTGTGCACCGCCTATTCCAAAGAAATGAGGTCACCTTCCTGATGCGGAATGGTCAGCGCCTGAAGGCCGGTGTGCGGGCTGCCACCCAGTGGGCTATGCTTCGCGGATGACTGATCTCATCTCGGAACGCAGCACTGGCAACGACGGAGGGGTCCCGACCTCGAAGCGCAGCCTTGTTGTCCAAGTTGTCGTGATGATCGCTTTGGCCGCGCTCAACGTGGCAGCCTGGGCTGTGATCTTTTCGACCAACGTGCAGTAGTCGCGCTGACGCGCAATGCTTTATGGGCCTACTTCGCCGTCTGCTCGGCGATCTTTCGCACCGAGTCGCCAGCCCGCTTGGAGCCCGCCGACGAGCCCAGCCAGTAATTGCAGACCTGGCCGAAGGCAATCGAGAGCGCGCCGAACATGACGTTCAGCAGCTGGAAGGCGTTCGCAGGAAGGTCCGCCTGCACAATGAACAGCCGATAGATGCAGAAGAAGTAACCAGCGACGATCAGCGTGGAAACGATGGGCGCCCCCCAGGCGATGCCCGACGACTCGCGCGCGAGCTCTACGGTCTGCTGCCGGGCGCTCTTCGTGTCGTCGATGGCTGCGGTCTGGCTGGTCTGATCGACCTTCGCCATTTCCACCTGGAATACCTGCTCGGCAGCCTTGAGTGCGACGATCTGCTCTCCGGTCAGGCTGCCGCCGGACAGGGCCGCGGCCACTTCGGATGCCGAAGCATCGGGACGGCCGAGCACCTTGTCGGCTATCACCTTCACCGCGGCGCCAGCGAGCGGTCCGCCGAAGGCCGTAGCGAGGCCTGGAGCGATGGCACCGAGGGTTGCTTTCCAGTCTAAATCATCCATGGTCAATCCTTCAGATTCAGAAGGTTGGAAGCCACGCGCCGGGCCCAGCCTTTGCCATAGGTCGGCCAGTTCCCACTGTCGGCATAGAACTGCAGGCGGTAGCCATTGAAGTGCGCCGCGATCTGTGCGCCGGCCGCGCGCGCGGAGCCGATGGTCTGCGCACCGATCACTCCATCAGGCTGCGCGCCGGCCGCGCGCTGCAACCACTTCGCCGACTGGCTGACGCCATGGTTCACTGCGGCGTCGAACACATCGAATCGCACCACCTCGGGCAACTCGTCGGCACGCACCGGCGCCCAATAGTCGCGGCGGTAGATGGCTTTGGCAGCATCCTGGGTCAGCGCCTTGATGTCGACGTTCGGGTAGGCGCGCTTGCTGATGCCCCAGTTCGTCTCGCCGCCTGGATCACGCGGATCGTCAACGTAGCCACCCTCGTGGCCTAGCAGGCGCTCGAATGCTTGATCAAAGTTCATTCGAGTTCTCCCGGCTTGGTGAAATCTCCCTTCGTCCATCGCTTCAGGCGCTGGCCCCATTCGGTCTCTTCGCGCCACCACTTCCGGATCAGGTAGGCGATCTGGAGAAGCCCGAGAACGATTGCAATTGCAGTTGTCAGGTTGATCTGTTGCCACCATGCAATGATGCTGGCTGGTGCTTGGTATACGAGGTTCACAGCGATGTCTTTGAGTTCTTGCTTCATGTTTATCCCCGATGGGTGCCAGACGGATCGATAGGATCGAGCAGGTTCACGCGGATCCACAGCGCCCAGCGCTGGCGCCAACAAGGCGCCTCATTGCTCAACCGCCAAAGCCGCGATGAAAGCGTCCACTCGCGTGGCAATTCGAGGAACAATGCCGTGCCGAATATCGTGTTGACGACGAAGTCGATAACGAGCCCCGCGACAAGCCACGGGTAGCCCATCACCTTGATTGAAGGCGTCAGCGCATTGGCTTCGCGGACTTGCTTGAGCCGCATGACGGCGCAGTACATCCCCCAGAGAACCCAAGGCGAGATGAGAAGTAACCACCAGATCATTTGAGTGCCTCCGAAAAAGCCTGCTTCAGGGCCGGCGATGCGCTAGCGATCTCGGCATAGCGAGCCAGCGTCACGGCCTTCATCTCTGCATAGGTTGTGCACCCGGTGAGATTCAGTTGAGTGATGTCGCGCAATGCCTGTTTGGCTGTCTCAATGATCTGCGCCTTAGACAGGTCGCCGAGAGTGAGCGCGGATGCCTGAAGGCCGTCGAGGATCTCGATGATCGGCTGCCGCTGAATGCGGGTCTCAGCCTTGGCCTTCAGAATGAGATCGGCGATCGTCGGCTGCGGCGGAAGTTCAGGCGCGTTGCCAGCCGCTGCCCATGCGACGAAGGCGTCATAGTCGGGGTTCCCCTCGAGCAGCGGTATCCACAGGTTGCCCTGCTGGATGTGGTCGGGGTAGCGCGTGTACATGGCTACAACTCAGCAGCGGCGGTCCAACTGCCTTCCCAGACAAAAGCCGCCGAAGCAGTAGGCACGGCGAACCAGGTGAGGCTATCCACAGACGGATTGCGAGCATCTCCCGTGGTCAGATTCACAAGGCTCGTGCCCGAGTAACCAAGCGTCGGAACGGCCCGTTTCGTCACCTTGAATGGGATGCGGACTGCCGCAGCGTTAGCGGCGAGTTGATACCCGTCCAGGATGCCGACCCCAGTCTCGTAGTACCTCTGGCAAAGGTCGAACTCCGTCTGCAAATGCCGCCGCTCGAAAGGCGTAGCCACCGTGCCAAGTTCGAACTGTGCAAGGCCCACTGCGCCGATGAACTGGATCGTCACGTTCGTGTTGGCGGCCAACGAAGAGGTGTTGCCACCATTCGTGATAGCAACACCATTCACCTTCGCTGTGGCAGCACCTATCCAGCTCAACGTGTAGACGCCGCCGACAATCATCGCCCCTTCGATGACCTGCTCTCCACCTCCCGCCGGGAAAGTCACCGTTCGATCCGGTGCAGCAGCACCGAACGTCGCGTTCTGGCCGGAAGTGACGATTCGCCAGCGATCCAGGGTGTACTGATTTGCGCCCCCCGTGTTGGTGCCTGACACGTAGGCGCGCTGGTTAATAGCAAAGTTGCCATTGATCAGCAAGTTCCGAAAGCTGAATACGGAGCCGATGCCCAGCGAGTTACGAGCGTCCGAAGGGTTGCCGGTGCCACCCAGCAGACCGCCGGTTCCGAACAGCGTTTCCCACAGCTTCCCGAACCCTGTGCGCGCTACGGCGTTCGATGGGTTGGGATAGGTGTCGGAGATTTCCGTTTTTGCGGGTGGTGCGGGCATGGCGGTCCTTTCGATGGACGTAAAAAAGCCCGCACGCGGCGGGCTGGTTTTGGATGAAAAGTGGCGGGCTAGTAGCCCTTGAGAACGATGTCTGCGGTGGCGCCAGACACCGATGTGTGAGCGCTGTTGAATGCCCGGATGACCGGCGCGAGCGGGACCGTCTTATTGATCTCGACCGTCTCGGCGCCGCTGCCATTGGCTTGCAGCGTGGCCTGCACGGTCTTGATCGAGGTAAAGGCCTTCGTGTAGGGAATGGTGGTCCCGCCCGCAGCGATGGCGACATCCGCGAGGGATTCCTCTATGTCGGGAGCATCCACGGTCAGCACTAGGCTCTGCAGGATGCCGCGGGTCACTCCGGCGCCGATGGTCACGCGGAACTGGTAGACGTCGTTCGCCGCCGTGATCTGACCGGGCCACGGCAGCCAGTCGCCCGGCGCCCCGTAGAAAGGATCGGCATCGTCGCGATAGAAGGATGCGGCATCGGGTCCGTAGAAAGACCCGGGCCCAGCAAGCCGATAGTCGATCTTCAGGTCAGTCCCTTGCGCTTGGGCAACGAGCGACATGACCGAACCAGCCAGCGCAGCGCCAACCGAGATCGGCTCCGTCACATAGACCATCTGGCCATAGACGCCGGCTTCATAGAACGAGTCGGTGTCCTGACCGTAGAAGCTCTGGTCGTCGGTGCCATAGAAGGAATCCAGCGCGTCTGCCGATGGGTCACCGGAAACGATGATCCAGCCGCTCGACTCGGCGGCGTCGTATGGCCAGCCGAGTGCATCGAAGTCCCACTGCTCGACGACATTGGCAATAGGCGGGTCGCCCAGGTTCATCACGATGTTCGCCATTGCCGGCGACATGTTTCCGCTGGTGTCGATGGCCTTGCCCATGATGGTCACGACGCCACCTGGTCGCGTCACCAAGTCGTACGGGCTTTCGGTCAGCACACCGTTGTGCAGGGCGACCGCGCTGTTCCAGTCGAGGTTGTTGCCGTAGTGGAAGCGGAAGACGAAGCCGGCCAGGTCAGGCACGCGCCGCGGCATGCTCCACGACAACACGCTACCTGCAATGGTCAGGTTCTCGATGTTCGGCGGCGGCTCGGTCTTGCCGATCACCTGGTGCAGCTGCTGCGCGCCCCATGCGCTGGTGCCCAGCGAGTTGCGGCTGCGTGCACGGATCATCAGCACTGCGAGATCAGGCGCGCCCACGATCACGGCCTGCGTGGCATCGCCTGGCACAACAACGCTGCGCCAGTCTCCATCTGGAAGGATCTGGTAGTTCACCTCGATGGTGCCACCCTGCTGCACTGACGCGCTGAGGACCGGCTGCCAGGCCACGCGAACCCCGTTCACCACGGTGCCGTCGGTCTGCACGACCAATTCGGCTTCCCCGCTGGAGATCGAGACGATGGACGGCGGGTAGATGTCCCAGGGCTTCGGCAGCCCGGTGTTGTCGGCGTAGCCGTAGGGCAGGAAGGGTGTGCCGTAGGCGAAGATCGCGACCGCCGTCTCCTTCAGGGTCAACTCGACGTAGCCCGTCGGATGGAAGGTCCGACTCAGGATCCGGAATTCCTTGTTCGTCCAGCCGTAGCGCGCGAGCGTCAGCGTCACGCTGTCGAACAGCTCGAGCGGATAGGCGCTCATCTTGAAGGGCAGCGTGACCGTGAGCGGGTCGCGGCTGTCGCGCAGCATGATGCCAGCGATGTGGAAGGCCTGCGCCGCGTAGAACACGGCCGGCATGGTGACCTCGATGGGCAACTCCATGCCGTCGTCCGCAATCAGCGCATCCGCCTTGAACGGCGTGATCGGGGTCATCACGTAGTTCGCCGACTCGTCCCAAATCCGGGCGTTGACAACGTTCACCTTGTCGTTGCGCGGCTTGTGGGTGCTGATGGTGATCGGCTCCTGCGAGATCGAACCATCGCTGCTGCGCTGCACGACCGCCAGATCGGCTTCCGTCAGCGCCTTGACCGGCGCCTGATAGGCCCCGGCGCGGACGAAGAACTCGCCGGCGGCATAGGCCCACTCGCCGGCCATGGCTTGCGTGAGGTCGTCGAGCGCATCGCGTGCCGACGTGCCGAACGGGAAGATGCAGGCCGCACGGAACATCGGGACCACGGGCGCCGTCGACCAATACTGGAACGGGATGTCGCAGGCATTGGCCGCCGCGACGATCCGGGCATCCTCGGCGGCCGTCAGCGACGCGCGCTTCCCGAACTGGGGATGCGTCAGCACATGGCGGGCAAGCAGCGCCGGGTTGTCGGACCATCCTGTCGTGGCCGTCCTGGGGTCATAGACCTTGGCGCCGCGGATCTGCGCGGTGATCGGCGGGAGCCCGGAGGGGAACGAAGCCTCTTCGTAGACGAACTCGCATTCGAGGTAGGCGACGCCGGCGGCCCGATGGTCGGGAGTCCAGGTGCCGGGCAGGTACAGCTGCAGGCGCGAGTCGGCGGCCTGGCCCGCGGTACCGAGGTGCCAGAAAACCCGAGCCGTCGAAACGAACTGATCCCACTGGTAGGAGACCGTGTACGCGGTGCCCGGCTGAGGATCGGTGATCGTCAGAGTGCTGCCGACCAGCGTGTAGGGTACGCTGTTGGCGCCGTCCGGATAGAAGTAGTCGAGCGATCCGAACTGCACCGAGGCGAGCACGGCCAGAGTCCCAGGAATAGGCGTGTGGTCCAGCGTGCGCACCGGGTCGTAACTGGTACCACGTTCGGTGATCTTGTTGAACCTCCCCCAGGGCGCGGTCGTCACGTTGCCGTCGCCGTCCAGGTCGATGGGGGTGTCTCCGAAGAAGACACGCTCGACGGCATCGATCTCGTGGTGCGCAAGCGCGATGCAGGTCAGGAATACCGCGTTGTGGGGCGCGACGGCCGACTCGAAGAAGACGTTGCCGCCCTTGCGGACTCGGCCGAGAACAAGCTCCCACGGACCCGTTGTCGTCTTCGTGTTGACCAAGCGGTCCACGACCGAAGAGTCGTATTGGGAGCGCTGGGCGCGCTCCGCTTTGCGCTTCTGATAGTTCGACAGCGCCAGGGTCGCGACAAACGAGATCGCATAGGCGGCCACGAGAACGCCCGTAGTCACACCCGTTCCAAGAAGTGCGCCGATACCGTAGGCAATTGCTTCTGGCATCAGATCTTCCAAGCCGCGATTGCGGCAGTCATGTCGAGCGTGGCGATGCCATCCTTGCCGGGCGCCAGGATGTTGGTTCCATTGCAGATGCCCAGAATCTCGCGACCTTCGTTCATCAGCAGGATCACGTCGCCGACCGCGGCCATCAGCGGCGACACTGAGCGGCCAAGCATCTCGTCGGCGAGATGACGCAGACCGCCGCCCTCTTCGATCAACCGAGCAGCACCGAGCGCGTCGTCGTAGGGTGCGACCGGCGCCATGGGGTCGAGGCCAGTGAGCGCTTTCACGCCGGCTGCGGCGAAGCTGCAGCAGTCGTTCGATCCCCAGGAAAATGGCATGCTCCGGCGCTCCTGCGCGAATTCGGAGAACCTGGTTTGCCAGTCGGTGAGTCTCATCAGCGCGCACTCGCAAGAAGCCACTGCTTTGCCGGCCAAACGACCCGCTGCCCGGCTTGGGAATTGACGAATTCGAAGGCGCGGTCGCCCGGGAACATGCTCTTCTGATCGGCATCGCTGTAGGTCAGCGGGGTACCGCGCAGCAGATCGACCGCGGTGCTCTCGGCGGTCACACCGATGGCGCAGGTCTCGCCATCCTCTTTGATGCTCATGGTGTCGAGCCGGCCGGTCCAGTCGATTGGTGCATCGATCACCTGATAGGTGTTGTCCAGCAGCGCGGTACGGATGGTCACCGGCGTTCCCTGCACAATGTCGGAGTCGTCCAGAGCCAATGCGATGGCCGTCGAGCTCACACCCGACATCTCGAAGCTCAGGCCCTTCACCTCGCCCGCGGAGTCATTGATCGGGCTGACAGAGCCCAGGCCGGCAGCACCGAGGTACGTGACGCCGAGGTGAACGATGTTCCAGTTCGCCGAGGCCAGCGCGACAGGGAAGCCCGGGAAGTCCATGTAGACGAGCTGCGCGATGCGGAGCACGCCGGCATTGAGCGCCGCGATGGCGGGACCGGAGAGCGACCTCATGGCACGGCCTCGACGAAGTCCAGGGACACGCCCTCTGCGTAGCCGGGCACGTACTGCACTGATGGCGTCGAAACACAGCGGAACGGCGCCGTTGGCTTGTCCCACACGACGGGAAGGCCAGCCGCAACAGTGCGGCGCAGCTTGTTCACAAAATTCACCGTCATGGCACCAGACCCGTTCGCCACGCAGTCATCGCGAACCATCACCAGCAGACCGTCGAAACTGATCATGTCGCCTGCCAGCAAGGTATTGCCGGCGGGCGTGCCGATGATCATGGAGTCGGCGCCTGCGAAGGCACCATTCGTCAGCGGTGCCCCGCGCATCGTCCCTCGCGGCTGCGGGCGTGCGAAGTGGTAGAGGTTGATCGTGTTCGTCGAGCCCCGCAGGGACGCAACGAATGCCTCTGCGCCTGCCGCTTCCGAGAAGATGCGAGGCGGAATGGAAAGCGATGCATGCCACCGGTCGTTCAAGAGATCGATGACTTGCTCGCTGCCACCGAATGGCGACATGTTCGTGCGCTGCACGGTGGACATGCGCAGCGAGAATCCATCCACGCCGAACCACGAAGGGATTGCAATCGTGGTCATGCGGCTTCCCCTCCGTAGCGACGGCTGCGGCTGAAGCCTGCGGCGATTCGACGTTCGGAGCCAGCCACCGCTTCTCTGACCATGCTCATGGTCGGGATGTCACCGACGCTCCAGTTGTTGACGACCGTCACGGGTGCACCACCTGCACCACCTGGGCTCACCGTGCCCGACTGGTTTCCCATCATCAGGTAGCTCTTGCCGCCCGCCTCGAGCACTTCCGGGCCCTTCTCGTTGACCCGGTACAAGCCGCCGGCGGAAACAGGTCCACCGATCGCACGGCCAGAAAGACCAGCCATGACGGCATCGAAAAGACCCATCTCGGAAGCGCTTGGACCGCTCTTCCCGGCACCACCGAGCAAGCCACCCAGCAGGCCGGCGAGCGGCCCAGTGATCTGCTGCTTGATCACGATGCGCGCGATGTCGGCAATGATCGAATCGACCAGGCTCTTGAAGTCCAACTTGCCGGTCTTCACGAAGTCAACGAGGGCGTCTTCCATGCTCTTGAAGGCGCCGCTGACGGCCTCTTCGGTCTGCTTGAAAACGTTTTGCGACTCGTCGTAGTAGTTCTTCAGCGCCTCGGACGCGCCAAGGGCGAAGCTGCCTTGCTTCTCGGTCAGCTTGGCGTAGTAGTCGGTGTAACTGGCGATCGACTTCGCCTGAAATTCATTCAACAGCGCAAGTTCGCGCTGGAAGTCTTCCTGCCGGCCAGCGAACTTGCCATTGCGGTTGTCGCGCTGCAGGTCCTGGCGCTGTTGCTCATAGCGTTCGGTGATCTGGCTGATCGCTGCACCGAAGTCGCGCGTCTTGGTGCCCTGCCCCATGCTCTCGAGCTCGAGCTGCCGGGCGCGATTGGTCACGTCGAGGTATGACTGCGCCGCGGTGCGCGCATCGACGTAGGCTCGTGCGATGGAGTCGAGCGAGTCCTTCTCCTGAATCGCCAGCACCTGCAGATTGGAGGTCGCGTTCTCGCGCAACTTTGCGAGCTTGGCCTGTGCGTCAACAATCTTGCGGTCGTTGTCGATCTTGTCCTTGCCGCTCAGATTCTCCTGCTGCAGACGGGCTATTTCCTTATGGGCGGCGGACTCCTGCGCTGCGATGTCGGCCTGCAGCAGTTCTCGCTTCTTGGCGTAGTAGTCGCCCTCGCTGATCAGACTGGCACTGCGCTGGGCCGAGATCAGCTTCTCGCTGTTGCCGAGCGTGTTGGCGAGGGCGGCCTGCTCCTTCTTGATCTCTTCCAGGTCGAGGGCGAGTTGCGCCTTCGCTTCCTGAGCAGCCGTCGTGTCCTTTTTGCCAGTCTTCTCTTTGTCCTGATTCAGCCCGCTGGTGTTCAATTTTGGGCGAAGGGCTGCAGCCTGGTCGGCAATGGTTCCAGTGCTGCCGAGAATGCGCGGGTCTATGAACTTCTTGCTTTCTTGCCCGATGGCCATGACACGAGCCTGGAAGGCATCGAGTTGCGCACGAGCGCGCTGTGCATCGTCCTTGACCGCATCACTGATGGCCGAGAAGCCTTGGAAGTCGAGACTCGCCAGCGCAGCCAACTGGGCGGCGATGGCGCCGATCTCGCGGCCCACCCCCTTGAAGACGAACACAACATCGCTGCCGGTCACAACCAGCGCCTGAAAAATCGTCACGAGCCCGCTGATCGCACTCTTGACAAGCCCTGTCGCGTCGCTGGCGCCCTGCTGCTCTTTGCCGATGCTTTTGAAGAGATCACCCACTTGGGTAAGGATCGGCACAGCATTGACAGCCGAGACCTGCAAGAACTGCTCGATCTGCGACTTGAGCCTCGCCTGTGCGTCTGAGTAGTCGTCGGCTGCTCGCGCCTGCTCGTCGGTCACGTAAGCGGCATTCAAGCCCTCGTCGGCGTACTCCTTCAGGAAGCCCAGCAGTTCAGCGCCAGATTTCCCGAACAGCGACACGGCCACGGCCGTCTTCTCGGAGCCGTCGGCAAACTCGCCGAACGCGCGTGCAACCGTCTGTAGCTGCTCGACGGGTGACTGCTTCTTGAACTTGTCGAAATTGATGCCGAGAGCCGCGATAGCTGCGCCAACGGACTTGGATTCATCGTCAGTCTTGGACAGTGCGGCCGTCAGTTTCACGGAAGCCGTTGCAATGGTGTCGATCGACGTTCCGGACACATCGGATGCCGTCTTCAGCGAGGAGATGTTGACCGCGGTATCGCCGATCTTCTCGGCCAGGTCCTGATACTTGCCGACCTGGTTGATCAGCGCGATAGTGCCGGCATAGGTTGCCGCTGCTGCTGCGGCCGCAGCAGCAGCGAGAGCGATAAATCCCGTGCGCAGGCGCTGCCCGACATCGATGCCCCTTTGGTATCCCTCGGACATCTTGAGCGCAGAATCTGCGGCCTCGAGTTGCGCTTTAGAAGCGCCCTTGAGCGAGAGTGTGTAGAGCTCAGACTCGCGCGTCGACATGCCGTTCGTGGCCGCGGCGGTCTGCAGCTTTTTGATGTAGTTGTCGATCGACTTCGACGCGCGCGCGGAGCCGGCCGCCATGGAGTCGCCAACATCCTTCCCCAAACTCTTGATGGAACGCTTGGCGTCATCGACTCCGGCCTTCAGCTTGGTAGCGTCGGCCGAAACTTCGATGACGCCTCTTCCGATGACATCAGCCATTACTTTTTCTCTTTCTCTTTCCGCATGCGGTCCATGTGTTCAAGAGCAGCGCTTTCCATCACCCGAAGGCACTGGAAAACCTCATCTCGATCGGACGGTTGCGTCTTGGTGCGTCGCCACACCTCGGGGAGTGCTGAATAGTCGAGACCAATGGCGCCGCTGAAGCCGGTGCGCCACTGGGTTCCCATCGCGGTGAAAACCTGCAGCGCATGCCAGTTCTCAGGCCAGACGTCGATCAAGTTTCCTGGTGCCGAGCGGTCGCTCGCCTCTTCCATCGTCAAACCCCACATCGCCGCCTCGCTCTGCGAGGGTGGGGGCTGGACGGGTGCGTAGAAGGCGCGGGCGACCGCCTCTAGTTTTTTGTGCGGTGCTGCACCAGCTCGTCGAGGTACGCCTTCCACGTCGCAAGAGCGACGCCGAGGTGGTTCTCGAGCAGAAGCTCGACGTTCTCCTTGTTGAAGGAGTCTTCGAGATCCCAGCCGACGACCATTTCGTGGAACGACTCGACATCGGTCCGGCCGTCGCGCGTCTTCAGGAACTCGTCGAGCTCCTTGCGCGTGCGGTGTTTGAACGTGACCAGCACATCCACCGACGAGCCGCCGGCCACCGGAAAGGCGACCTTAGCGGCGAAAGTCGGGTTCGCCTTGAGTACGAACTTGGCCATTACGAGGCGTACCGGACGGGTTCAGCTTGCAGCGACATCGTGACCTCGCACGCCATCAGTTCGTTGACGGTGAGCGTCGGCGTCTTGTTCACGCTGATGAAGGCGTTGTAGGACAGAATCGAGGCCGACGGCAGCGTGATCTTCACAGCACGCTGCAGGCGGTCGTCGTTGGCCACGGCGGCCAGGACGAAGCCAGGCTGGGAGATGTCGTCGGCGACGCTCATCGTCAGGCCGGCAGCGCTCTTGAACGTCGGGATGCGCTTCTGTGCGTCGCTTTCCAGGAACTGGTATTCGAGGAATTGCTGCTCGCCGCCGTTCGAAGACGACGACAGAATCTGAGACAGTTGCGTGTAGCCGGTGACCTTGCGCACCGTACCCGTGCCGGTGCCGGCCGGGTAGATGGTGGTCAGGGTGGTGTCGATGTTCTCGAGGTTGAACGTGTTGGCGGTGACGCCGGACACGCGCACAACCTTGTTCGTGAGACGCGACCAGCCGCTGGTGACTTCGACGAAATCACCGTTGGACAGGCCGTGAGCCGTCGAGGTTGCAACGCCCGGGTTGGCATTGGTGATGGCGGAGACGGTCAGGGCGGAACCGTAGCCGGACGCGATGGCGACGATTGCGCCGTTGGGGAGCGAGACACTCATGATGCAGACCTTTCGGACGTAAAAAAAGCCGCTCGAAAGCGGCTGGTTGCAGTGCCCGGAAAGGGCGGGATGGAAAAGGAAGGGCTAGCGGTCAGCCCAGATGGAAAAGTCTTGGCGTGTTCCAAACAACTTGGTTTCTTCTTCCTGATCGGCCACGAATGCGCCGAGAGGCTTGGCCTGGAACACCGCGGATGTCGCAGCTTCAAGGGCCGCCTCAGCCTGCACGGCCAGTGCGTTTGCCTCGGCCCTGGTCAGCGACCAGAAGTTGATCTGCATGCGCGCATTGCGTTTGCTGGGTACGCCCGATAGGAACGTCGGCGCATCGCCTCCAACCTGCTGATACGTTCCGTAGGGCTTGACCACGCCCGACGGCGCCACGTCCGGGTAAAAGCGATTTCCTACCAATGCCTTCAGCGTGTTGAACAGATCAGATTCGAGGCTCATGTTTCGCTCGCCATTCGTTCAGCCATGCGCTCTTTTCCGATGCGGATTGCCTCGTTCACGCGGCTGAAGGCCGGACGGAGGAACGGATGCGCAGGCGCACGCGAGGTGCCAAACTCGATCAAGTGACCGTGCGGCGCCTTGCGCTTGTTCCAGCTGACCCGATAGGTCTTCTGCGAGTCGGTTGATTTCTCCGGGGAATAGGCCCAGTAGATCGCGTCGAACAGGTTGCCGGTCTTGCGGCCCAGGCGCGGTGGCGAGGCATTCAGCTTCACCTCGTCGTAGATGACTCGGCCCATTGCCGCGGCGCCGGAGAAAAGAACCTTCTCTTGAATGACCTTTTCGAACTTGGACAGGTCGGCTTCGAAGTCGCCGTTGAGCTTGGCTTCTACGAAATCAGCCATCGTTTGCACCCTGTTCGCACACCAGGTCCACCCGTTCTCGGTTCTCTTCATCTGGGAGGACGGCCTTGATGTCGAAGATCGTCGTACCGAGCACCGCGCGCATGTTCGCGACCACATCGGTGCGGCGGCGGATTCGGATCGAAGCCTTCGCCACGCTCACGGGCGCGTCGCTCTTGATGGATTCGACACCGTTCAGATAGCGCACGTTCGCCCAGACCGTTGCCAGCGTGGTCCAGACCATAGTCGGCTGGCCGATCGCATCCTGGCCAGCGACCAGGTTTTGCAGCACGATGCGGCGATTGAGCTTGCCGATCTCCACGTCATTTGCTCCAGATCTTGATCGTGTCGAGCAACGAGCGCGCACCCATCGGAATCTCGTCGAGGCTCAGCGTGCTGACAGCCTGGCGGTTCTCATACAGGTGGCCGATCAGCAGCAACAGCCCCGCCTTCGCCGCCTTGGGCAGCACCGTGTAGCCGGTCACGTAGCGGATGCGCACCGCGTCGGGCACGTCCTGCGTGGTCGGCCAGTAGACGTTGTATGTGGGAGCGATGCGGCGCGAGTCACCGTACAGACTCAGCGCATAGGCGCTCCCCGCAATGGTTTGTTCAACCCCCGTCGCATCGGTGTACTTCACACTGGTGATCGTTGCCACCGGCGGCATGTCCAGATCGATGTAGTCGTCCTCGTATTCCGGGAAGCACGGCAGAGCCATCTCGAGCGTCTGCGGCGCGAAGGCACGGCCGGTGTAGTGCTCTCCGAACTCGCGCGCGACGGTGATCAGCGCCGTGATCAAGGTATCGTCGACCGTTTCCGACGTCTCCACGCGGAGATGCAGCTTTGCCTCGGCGAGCGTGATGGGCTCCGTTGCAATCGAGGTGATGACTTTGAATGACATAGTTTCAGGCCGCGTAGTACTTTAAGAATGCCCACCACGCATCTCCGATTTGCTGGTAGCCGGAGGTCGCTGGGTGCACGCCGTTGCTTTGCCGCGTCACGTTGACGCTGCTGCGGCTGTTCACCGGGGCAGACGCGGCACGGTTCATGTTATTGACGGTATCGAGCGCCGTGTTTGATGGAATCAAGTAGATGCGGCTGGCCTCCTGGCCGGTGTACTTCGCAATCAACTCGCGTGCCCACACCAAGATATTCCGCTTGAACCGCCAGCGGACTTGCCCCGCATCGTAGTTCTCGCCGAAGCTGTCCTGGTCGAATGATGGCGGTGGCGGGACAACGAGTCCAACCTTGATGCCAGCGTCTGCAGCCTTGATCGAGGCGATCAATGTGTCGAGAGAGGCGAAAGCTGTGGTTGTGAGCGAAACGGTTCCCGCATCCGTGGATTGGCTGAAGCAGTCGTTGATGCCCAAGGCGATGAACACCCAGTCAGGCGTTGCGAGGCTGTTGTTCACCAGATACTGCGCGAAGTTGACCGCACCGCTGATGTAGAACGGGCTACCGCTGGTCACGAACAGATTGATGGTCCAGCCCGAATGGCCCTCGTGCTTGTTCGCCCCGGTTCCTTGCGTGCCAAGCATCGTCACGCCCATCACATCACCGCTGGCGATATCGAGTACGGTCTGCGTGATGGTGTTCTGCGACACGAGACTGTCGCCGACGACCAAAACCTTCTTGGTCGCACCGGAGCCAGCATTTGCTGCAGCGGCTCGAATCTGCACGGTGGCCGATGCCAGCGCGGCCCCGGTGCGTCGATCACTCGACGACACAACCAGCGTGCCGGCATCCAGAACGCCAGCAGGCGTCCAAGTCCAACGCTCATTCTGGTGCTTGCCGTAGCTGGCTGCGGCGTCGATTAGGCAATCAGCCGCGGCGCCAGGAAACAGGTTGTCGAAGTAGACATTGCACTCTCGGCCAGTGACGCCAAACACGTACGGTGGCGTAACCATCTCAGGCGCTGCAAGACGCAAGTCGGACACCGAAAATCGCTTGAGGTCCGAGCCGACAACACCCAGTACGGTATCGCTTGCGCTTGGTGTGGCCGTGCTGATGGAAGGAACTGATACGTTCGTCATTTACACAACCAGGAAATTGCCGACCGAGTCAGTCAAGAACTCACCATAGAAGCTGACCAAAAAGGCGCCGACTGCCACAGATGCGAAAGAGAGCCTGTCGAGAATTCCGGTCAGCGTCGTTGTCTCTGCTGCCGTCAGCGCCCGGTTGATGATCACCAATCCGCAGTTGCTGGTACTGTCCGAATAGCTGGTACCGATGGTCTGTCCGGTCAGGATCGAAGCACCAACTCCTGGTATGGCGCGAGCGATGGTGCAAGAGCCGCCGAGGGAGGCAGAAAACTTGATGGTCATGGCGTCATTCACACCGTCATAGATGATGCGACTCGGGCCATCTTGGTACAGCGGCCGAAGCCCAGCGGTGGTCTGGCGCCCGTGGCCTCCAAGAACCTCTTTGACGCTCATGTTGCTGACCTGAATGTCGCAAGCGGATGCAACCCGCTTGATGGATGCCGTGGTCCCCGCGGCCTCGATGATGGCTCGCTTCTGCCCTGTCGTCGTGTACGTGGCGGAGGTCCCGGCTGCCGCATCGTTCGTGATGCCTGCGCCCACAACGGTCACCGAATCAACGGTCAAGACGATTTCGTAGGAGCGCCCGACAACCAGGCCAGTCACGGACGCGGCGCTGAGTGCCCCCGCCGACGAGAGAATGCGATAGACGCCCGGCGAGACACGGGAGGCCTCTCCGGTGAAAGAAACAGACGCATCGCTCCACAACTCTGAGCCGCGAGAAAGACCGGATTTCGTGTCAAGAACGACGCCAAGGGCCTGACCTGGTGCAGTCACCAAACTGACCGCAGCGCTGTCCTGGTAGAGAGACGCCGCATTGAATGGGAACTGTGCAGTCCCCAGTTCGCCATTTGCAAAAAGGGCAGCGATCTGGGAGGCAAGAGATGCGCCGCTCCATTCGATCGGAGCGCGCAACAATGGGCGCAGCAACGGCTGAAGCGGAGGGCGAAGCATCAGTTCTTATCCACGCCAAATGCAACAGCGCTGATCCTTCGTACCACGCGGTATGTCCCAGCGCCGGATAGCACTTTGCCAGGGATTTGCCATGTCAACGCGCCAATAGTGAAGTATTCACCTCCGCTTGACTTGATCTGCACTTCAGCCAAGGCGTTGGAATCGACCTGCGAGCCAGCCGCATCCTTCAAAAACAGCGTTGCGCTGTCCGTCGTCAGCGTGAAATCCGAAGACGCCAGTTCTGTAGTACCGATTGCGATGAGTTCTGCCATGGTGACCTCTTGCGTTATGACGCGTGCACGTCCTATGCAAAACGCCCTCCGAAGAGGGCGCTTCACGTAGTGGTCTAGGGTCAGACCGGTGGATTGGCGGTCGGCTTGAGCATCGCGCCACCGAGGACAGCGACAACCGACATGAGGGCGGCCGAAGCGTTTGCACTCGGCGTGATGGTCAGTCGCACGTAGCGCTTGCTTCCCTTGTAGCCAATCTTGCGGCACTTGTCGTCCGTGTCGAACTGAAAACCGGCGAGTGCGTAGGTACCGATCAGGTCTGCCGCGGCGACCGCCGAAGCGTCCGACAAGTTGGCCGCAGCGCCCTCATCCATCGTCACCGCGAAGGTGGCGTCAGCGTCGGCGATGGACCCGAGAGCGATCAGGAACGTCAGGCTATCGAAGCCCTGGCGGTCGATGATCTGGCTCACCTGGGCGGTGTTGTCTGCGACGGAGACAGGGCTGATGGCCCGCTTCACGTCGACCATGTTCATGAGATCTTTCATGGGGAATCCTTTCAAAATTGGGGGTAGTTGCCCGGCCAAGAGCCCAGGCTGGGTTGGCGTCAGATCAGGACGTTGCGCACTTCAGCTGCTTGACGGCTTCGAAGTTGGCGACGCCTCCGCCGACGCGCCGGCGTGCCACGAACTTGACGTAGGGCACGGCGGTGTACGGATCGCGCAGGATGCTCATGCCCTTGCGGTCGATAACGTAGTAGGCGCGCTTGAAGTCAGCGAACGTGATGGGGAACGTGTTCGCGCCGACATCGGGCATGAAGTCGTCGGTCGCAACCGGGTAACCCAGCAGCGTGCCGACAGCACCAGCCATCAAGTTCGAAGGCGCGGTCATGCCCCAGAGGTAGTTGCCCTGGCCGTCCTTGAACTTGCGGATCGCAGCGAGGGTCGAGTCGTTCATCGCCCAGGCCGCGCCGGCGCGGTACTGACGCTTGAGCGAATGCACCAGGTCGATCAGCTTGTCCGACGGGTTCGTTGCGGCGAAGTCGGCTGCAGCGCCGGATGGGACGTAGCCGATCTTGCCCCAAGCATACGAGGCGTTCGCCACGGAGTCGTAAGCCAGCAGGCCGCGCGGACCGTTCACACCGTCACCGGTGATGAAGTCAGCGCCTTCCATTTCGGCAAACTCGATCCCGATTTCTTCCATCAGGTCGGATTCGACGTCCTGCACCGAGTCTTCGAGCGACTCCATGGTGATGCGCTGGTCCGACAGGTACGTGCCGGGCTTGAACTCCAGCTCCACCCAGCCAGGCGAGGTGCCTTGCGTGGGTGCCGTGGTCTCGCCGCCACGCGTTGCGCCAGAGGTGCCCGAGGTCTTCACCAGCTTCTTGTAGGAAGCGGCGCCGATCGGTATCACACGGGCCAGCTGGCGCATAGCGCTGTAACGGTGGACCACGCGGTCGATGCCGGCTTCCATCTCGAAGCCCACCAGGAAACCGCCTTGCGTGGCCGTGCCGACGTTGATCGCCTTCAGTTGGTCAGGCGTCAGGCCATCCACACCCTTGCGGACGTAGAGGCCGATTGACTCTTTGAAGTTGGCATAGCCCTCGGCCGACAGCGGCACGAAGGACTTGCCGGATTCGATCGCGGCAGCGCGGGCGGTGGCATTGAAGGTCTTGAGTTCCTTCTCGGCCTGCTCTTGCTTTTCGCCAGACATGACCGGACGCTGCGCCTTGAGCGCAACTTCCTTCAGTTCCTTGCCGGCTTCGGCCAGTTCGGTTTCCATCTTCGAGAGCTTTGCCTCGAGCGCCTCGACCGATTCGCCCTTGGCCAGTTTGGCGAGGCGTTCGTCGTTGGTCTTCTTGAACTCTTCCCATGCAGCGCCCTGCTTGGTGATGGCCTCGCTCACAGCCTTGACGTCGAGTTCGCCGCTCATCGAGAACGGCATGGCGCCCAGGGCGCCGAGGCCTGCGAGCACTTCGTGCGGCAGGTAATTGGTCACCGGGTGGCCGGCGAATGCGGCGATGCAGAGCACCGCGAGGACTGCGATGAAAGCCATCGACAGGTTCTTTCGGGAGATTTTCACTTTCAGATCCTTTCAGGATTGGGACAGGAGTGCGGTGTTGCGCTTGATCGCTTCCACCAGATCGCCCAGCTCGTCAGAATCCCTCTGACCCGACAGGGACTTGAAGCGGCTGATGAAGGCCGCCGCCTGCGCGTTCGAAAGCCGCCCTACATCCCGTAGGAAGGCCTCCGCGTCGCGCACGGTTTCGATAGCGTTGATCGAGCTCTTGACTGAGCTGATCTGCGCCGCAGGATTGGCGGGAAAGGTCACGACGGACACTTCCCAGAGGTCGACCTTCTTTAGGGTGCGGATGCCCGTCACCCGGTCGTAGTTGTCTTCGCGCGTGACGAAGCCGATGGAGAGGCCATTCACGGCCTTCGCCTTCATGAGAGCGCGTGCTTCCTTGGCTCGCTGCACGTCATTGACGAGCAGCTGGCCTTTGACGCGGAGGCCGATGGCCTGCTCTTCCATATCAAGGTATGGGCCGATCGGCTCGCCGCTGCGGTGCTGCCAGAGAACCGGCGGCAGGCGCCCGGCGGCCTTCCAACCAGAGAGAGATTCGGCGAAGGCGCCTGGTGCGACGATCTCCTTGTAGGAGTCGACGTTGCCGAAGATGCTTCCGAAGCCTTCGAAAACGCCGTCATCCTCCACCGCCTTCACCTCGAAGGGGCGTTCCAGATATTTCAAATCCATGGGGTACCTTTCAGGCTGGTGGGTTTGCCGTGTCCGCAGGCGTCGGCTGCTTGTTGATGAGCGGCGGCAACTTGGCCGCCTCGCCACCCATCGGGTCAGCGTCTTCCAATGCGCGGATCTCGTCTTGTGTGTGCCAAGCTGGCGACCCACCAGCACCAAGCGACTTGGCGTAGTACTCCGCGCGGTCCTTGGCGGATGCACGCAACAGGCTGTTCGCGAAAAACTTGAAGTAGTAGCCTTGCCGACGCTCTTTGTCGGTCAGAAGATTGACGTTGGCCGAATCCTGGATGCGCTCAAACCACGGGTTAAGGCCCAGCACCTTATGGGCATCGAACATCGCTTCCGCGCTGGCGTAGGTGCTGGACTTATCGCCCGTGTGCCCGATAACGATGGGAAGAATCCCGAAGAATCGGCAAACCTCGCTGATCTGATGGTCTCGCGTGGCCATGTGCTCGGCATCGATCCCAGTCATGGTCTGAGAAAGCCATTTCGCCCCTCGGTCTAGCACCAGTGGTGTTCCAGCGCCGGCTGCGGCCTGTTTTTTCAGCCAATCAACGAGCTGCGTGTACTGCTCTTTGCTCAGGGTCGCGTCGACCGAATAGACGCCGGTCGGTTGGACGCCATTTGCATGCAGCGATGAATGGCTTTCCTCCATGGCGATCGACAGGCCGAGCGCCTCTTTGGCGATGTTCAGCGTATCCAAGCCCATGAAGCCGTCCCAGCTCGGGCCGCGGACATGCCAAATCAAGTCTTGCGAGAACTCCTTCACCGTGCCGTCCTTGCCGATCACGCGGTATGTGATGCTCCAATCCTCGTGCTGCACCGGCTTGACGCGGCCGGGGTCCAGCAGGATGAGCTCGCCGACCTCGCCCCGGTAGATGTTCTTGAAGGCGTAGCCATTTCCGAGGCTGGCATGCAGCGTCAAGGTCTCCTTGAACTCGAAAGACGTCTGCCACTTGTTTGGCTTGGCCGTAATCAGGTCATACAGGTAGTGATCCCGCGCCGCGCGCTTGCGCGAAAGTCCATCTTTCTCGTAGTCCTGCATCAACTTGAACGGAACCTGCGCGCATCCTTGCGTCGAGATCGCACGCATGCACGCGAATGCGGCGGACACCCGGAAAGCGCTCTGAAGGTTGACCGAAGGACCGGCCTTCGACTTGGAGCCGATCGAAAGGAGCTCGAGCCAGCGCTCGTACACGCCTCCCGACTTGCCCTCAACGTCGAGGCCGCGCGCGAGGACGCCCATTACCTACTACCCCGCGCCACCAGCCACCCGGCCGCCAGCAGAAACAGGCCGCCGACCACGAAGCCGGCCGGCGGATAGACGAGGCTCGCGCCATACGACACTGCGCCGGCGCCACCGGCCATGAGCGCATCGGGCATCCAGCCAGCCGCGGCCATGGCGCCTTTCTTGAGGTGTTCTTTGATGCGCATCAGGCGGTTTCCCAAAAAGACTGGCCGGCACCCACCGGGTTCAGCGTCATCAGCGAAACCGCGTCGAAAACACCCATCAGCGGGTCTATCTTGGCGGTGCCGGAGATTTGTTTGTTGATCGAAATCGCGTTCTTCATCTGCTCAATGCGCGCATTGCCCACACACCAGGCCATCAGGTCTTGGTCACCGTGCAGCATTTCGCCGCCGGCAATCTTTCGCTCGGTCGTCTTGATGGCGCCGTTCAAGCGCCATCCCTGGCTGATCGCGATGATTTGCCCGTCCGGCCCGGCCTCAAAGCCGCGCTCCGGCGAGGTCAACTCATCGACGATGTCGCCAATGCCCGCGGCGTCGACGCCGATCGCATGCTTCTCCGGCAGCAGGCCGGCATCGCGCACCAGGCAAATCATGTCGGCCACCGCGACCACGTCGTCACCCGGGCGATCCACGATGGTGAGGTCGCCTTGCGCCTTGAAGTCCAAAAGGCGCGGTGCGATTTCCATCCGCCGCTCGAGCACGATCTTGTGAGCCCATGCATGCGTCCACACCAGCCACCGGCGGGTGCCGCGCTCGCGACCGATCGCCGCCAGGCCCAGCAAGTCGTCTAGGCCGCCGCCGTCGATGCCGAAGACGATCACCTCGCACCGGCGGATCAGTTCTTCGAGCGTGATCGGGAAGTCAGCCTTGGCCGCCTCCCAGAAATCCGCGCCGGCCCAGCGGTCCGACCGCAGGTTCATGCCGATCTCGACGTTCAAATGCTTGGCGAGGAACTTCTGAAACGAACCATCCTGTTTCGGCTGGTTCTTCCTCAAGTTGTCCTCGAGCCACTCCTTGCTGACCGACCGACCCATGTTCGGGTTGGTGATGTAGAAGTTCTCCGGCCTGACGTAGGCTTTCGACTCGATCATGCACGGGGGGAATTCGTACAGCACCCCGAGCGATTTTTTGTCCTCGGTCTTTCCGTCGCGCACGTTGCGGTAGTAGTCGAGCTTCTCTTTGAAGACTCCAGCCGGTGGCTCTTCGCTCTGCGTGGATAGGTAGATGACCCATCCCTCTTCACGCGAGACCTGACCGCCCGTGGCTTCCATGAACATGCCGCTTGCATTGGCACGGCTGCCAAAAATCCAGTGCTCGTCGACCAGCACCTTGCCGGACTTCTTGCCGGACACGGTGTCGGTGTCCGCTGCCACCACCTTGAGCGACGCCTTGGAGACCCGATGCGTGATCGTCCGAATGTGGTCCTGCACATGGAACAGGGCCGCGAGCTCGTCGTCCGCGCGCACCATGCCGGCCGCCGGCTTGAAGCTGTTGTCGGCAACCTCCTTCGTGGGCGCCAGGATCAGGTGTTCCTCTTCCTCGCGCCAGCACAGGATCACCGCCGTGAGCATGATCCCGGCGGCGATGGTCGATTTCGTGTTCTTCTTGCTGATCAGGAGGAAGAATTCCCGGATCAGCTGCTTGCCGGCCTCGGCGTCATAGGCGCCGAAGATCGCGCCGACGAAGTCGAAGACCCATTGCTCACTGCACTCGCCGAATGTCGGCTTGCCCGGCAGGTCTGTGACCCGCAGCTGCTTGAAGATCGCGAGCGCCTGCTCGGCCTGGTCGGGAAATATCGGCGGTGGGATGATCGAACGACCTCCCACCAGCCGGGCTTCCCAGTCCGGACAGGCCGTCGTCCACTCCACGGTCAGACCTTCCTACCGCCGGCCGCAACGAGTTTGGGCGGGGCCGCCGCAGCAAACCGGCCGGCAACCTTCTTGGCCTCCGCATCCTTCTGATCCTTCTTCCCACCCTCGCCGAGCCGCTGGTGTTCGAACGGCATGAGCGCTTTCGCCGCATCGATCCGCTGCTTCGGGTCCAAGGCGATGTCGTTCATGGCCGCCAGCAGGAAAGTTTTCGGGTCCTTGTGCTGCAGCGCTGACGACAGATCGAACGTCGGTGCCGGGTCGGTCTTCGGCGCCGGGGCGGCCGGTTGACGCGCCTTTTTGAGCGCTTCGGCCACCTTGGGGTGCCTTAACAAACGTGATGCCGCCACCTCCGCCCCAGCCTTGCTGTAGCCAGCCTTGATTGCGGCCTTTTTCCCATTGGAATCAACGAGATAGGCGACAACGAAGGCCGCTTGTTTAGGTGTGAGGGACATTAACAAATCCCCTCCAGGGGGAAATAATCTGCGCGTGCGGAACCGAGCGGTCTAGGGCCGAAGGGGGTGGGGAGATTTACCCTCCCCCTCCCCATATTGGTGCGCGCCGATGGTCGGACGCAGTACCCACTCACATCCGGTCCGCTGCTTCCTCGCGCTGCTTGTGGGCGCTGTGGTGGTGAGCACACAGGCTCTGCCAGTTGTTGCGATCCCAGAACAGGGTCATGTCGCCACGGTGTGGCGCCTTGTGGTCGACCACCGTGGCTGCGGTCACTCGTTTGTCCAGTTCCTCGCACATCACGCACAGCGGATGCGCCTTGAGCCAACCTTCCCTTGCCTGTTGCCACTTGTAGCCGTAGCCACGCTGAGTGCTGGTCTGCTTGGCGGAGCGCCACGAGTCAGGGTTCAGGGTGGCCAAGCGCGAGCCGTGAGTGCCTAGCTTGGTCTTCAGGGTGGTGAGCTTCATCCCTTGAGCTGGTCGATCACATCGAGCAGCCTCTTGTTCGCGCCGAGCAGGGTCTGAATGTTCCCGTGTTGCACATCGACCAACTCCAGCAGACTGGTGATGAGGCGCACGACCTCGGTGGGCAGGCCGTCCAACTCCTTCTGCAGCGCGTTCATGCCGGCGATGAAGGAGGCGGCTTGCATAGCGTCAAGTCTGGTTGATGCGGGACAGCGCCAACACTTCTGCGTCCGACTGTGCATCGGTGATCACGCCCGCCCACTTCGCCCGGTACGCGGCGACCTGCTGCTTCTCTTTGGTAGTCAGCATGTCGGACTCCTTGTGTTCTGCGATCCCATCGGACTACCTCTTGCGAGGCTGGGTGCTGCCGTTCACCCCTCCCGCCATGGCGATGGGGTAGTCGCGAAGAATCCGCTGGCGTTGCGGCGGGTCGAAATGTGTTGCCCGACACGAGGGCAGTCCGCGGCGTTTGGAGTGTGCGGTGAGCCTCGGCGGGCGAACTGGGGCGGCTGCCGGGCCTTCTTGTCTTTTATCCGGCGTATTGACCACTAGGCCGCACCTTGCGATTGGCAAAGCCTCAAATGGAAAAGCCGCCGAGATTTGCATCTGGGCGGCTTGGAAATCTATGGACGCACCTTGGCCGTCCGAGCGGAACTATGGCACAACAGGCGGCGTGGTGCAACCACTTTCTTCCAGAAGTTTGCGCCCCTTGTCTCTCAGGTAGCAGCTCGCGACGCTCACACCCCATTCGAGGTAGCCGCGGTCGTAAGCGCGCTCCAGTGCTCTTTCGCACACCTTTTCAGGCTGGCCGGTTGCACGCATCAGGTAGGCCAAAGTCCTCCCGCTTCCGATCCCTTGCAGCTCTCGGGCAAGAGCGGCTTGGCAGCACTGCAAATCAGAAATGTCTTTTCTCGCCATGGTCACATCACTCCAGCGGCGATTAAACGCCGGGTCAGCATATTGCGAGCCTCCATACACACGATGCCTCGTTCCATCGGGTCTTGCGGTAGCCGAGGACTAGACCACACGCTGCGCCCCGAGTGCAGATTACGCGCGAGTGCATAGATAGCGCTACGGTACGCGCGGCCCGTCGCCTCGTCATCTGGAAGCTCGCCGACATGGAAGTCGATCGTCTCCATCGTGGAGCCATTAAGTTCGTCGCGGATCACCTGGCTCGTGCTGTCCCAGGTCTTACCGCTCTTCACGTTACGGAACATGGGGTCAGCGCTGCACACGGGCACAGGGCTGTAGGCTGCCTGCCAGCGATGCCAGCGCTTCAACAGGTCGTTCAGGATGACGACCATCTCGTCGACCTGCTCCCGTTCTTGCGGCCCAGCGATGGCTATGCGCATAGGCTCGGCGCTCGCGCGCGGGGCACGGCTGGCCTGACGCTCTGCCCTACGTGCTCGCCATGCTTCGATCAGATCAACAGTACAGTTCATGCGCGCTCCTTCCCTAGCAGCAACGCCGGTTCGTTCTTGGGAAGCGGCACCAGCGGGTACCATGCCTTGCTCTCGTCTACTGCGTCGTCGCCGGGGTCGCGGATCGGGCGCAGGCATTCGTCGGCGATGACGAGTTCGCGCGCAATGAATCCGTCCCACATTGGCACGCAGCCGGTGCACACCCATCCTTGAATCAAGCCTTCATGTTCGAAAAAGCATTCGCCAAGCCTTTCGAACTTCTTGGCGCGGCGCACAACCTCTACGAAGTGGTCGATGCCGTTCGGTTCATACGGAGCGACGATGCGCGCCAAATCCCCCGGCTTAACGTTGTTCATTCCGAGTTCTCCTTCAGGTGACGATGCGCATGTCAATGCCGTGCAGGTGCTTCATGAGGTGGCGCTTGATGACGAACGCCTCTTTCTTCGCGGTCGCCTCGCTCTTCACGTCCTCGACGATCCGAACTCCGTTTTCGATGTATTCGAAGTCGGCGAAGTAGCGCAGCGCCGGCTTGGCCGCCCGAGCCCCGGCAAACTTGACGCTGGGCGCGAGCACGAATACCACCTGGCGGCGCAGGCCAGAGATGTGGCCGGCACGCTCCAAGATGCGCAGATGGCTCCAGCGCTCGGCCTCACGCTTGCTGTCGAAGGTGATGTCGCCGATCTTGGTTTTCTTGTTTCCGTACTTCACAACTTGCCCCCCTTCAAGAGAAAGCAGGCCGTCCAGTGCCGCTCTTCAAGGCTCCCAAATGGGTATGGGCATCCTTCGTTTCGCGTGAAACATTCGCCTGCGGAACGTTCTGCTTCCGCCGCGATACGCTCTTTGACGGCTTCCGTGAGGACTCGGCCTCCGCTCTGATTCGCTCGTGTTCCGCACCCACCAACGCAGGTAGAGACGCATATGTGCTGTCTTCCATTGCAAGTTCCTCTGCACGATTCTTGACGTACGGCCACCAACCGTTCGTCGTCGGAGGGGCCATCAGCCACAACAGATGGGAAAGATGCTGATCGAAGTTCATTCGGCATTCCGAGCCCCCAAGGCAAAGACGCTGTTGGGAGTTCTTGCGCAGAGGGCCGCTGCAATCGCGTCCCGGACTTTGTTTGCACGATCCGCAGCTTCTTCAGCCTTGCGAAGATCTGCACGACGCTTCTTCTGACGCGCACTGCAAAGGTCTGTGCGCTCCTGGCGCGTCTTGGGGCGCCAGCCGACGCGTCGGGCACCCTTGGAGGTCAGGCTGTACTTGACGGGCTCTGCGTCGGCCATCTCCTGATGTGTGAGCGCGGTAATGGCGTTGCGCACCTTCTCGCGCGGCAGGCCGGTCAGTGCCATGAGTTCGCCAATGCTCCGCGGCTTGCCATCAGCCAGGATGTCGATGATCTGCTGCGTGCTCTTCATGCTCGAGCCCCAAGGCCGGCAAACAATCCGCCAGCTGGCTTATGCACCATCATCCCGCCCGTACGAATCTTGCTGATGATGGTGCGGCTGATGCCTGTGCGGGCCGAGATCTGGACGCCCGACTCTTCGGACAGCAGGATCTCATCGAAGCGATCCTGCGTGACCGTAGTGCGCTTCAGACCGATGAGGCGGTTGGCCAAGATGCGATTCGGTTGGTTCTTGAAGCGCCCGACCTTGGCGGTGAACTTTCCGATGTCGGCCCCGGTGCCGCAGTCCATGTGATCAGGGTTGAGGCAGTGATCGTGCAGGCACTTGCCGTATACGCGCCATCCATCTGGGATAGGCTTGCCCGTCGCCATCTGCCAAACGGCCCGGCGGCCGGGCTGCGACAGCATCGCCGGCTCCGTCGCTTGCAGGATGGCGGCCTTGGTCTTGGCGCTCTCCCAATGTGACGAGAAGGCAACCTCGAGCGCAGCATCCAAGCGATCGCGCGTAGTTGCCCAGTCGGGGCCGTACACGCGCGGGAATCCTGCCGACAGCGCTCCGTCCCAGATCCAGCAGCCTGTGATGTCGTCGATCTTGCAGCGCCCATAGACTTCGTCGAGGGTCTTCACGATGTAGCCTCCAGAATCTCGCGCACCTGAACGCCAGGCGGCACATTGCATCGCGGGGTGACCGCATAGGTGTACGAACGGTGCTTGCCGGATCGCTCGAGGTAGCCGAGCCGGAACGCCACCTTCAGGGCGGGTGCCCGCTGGTTGTGGGACAACTCGGGAAGAGCCGCGGCAATGTCGGCGTACTGCATCGGCCGCTGTGCGCGCAGGAGCTCGATCCATACGGTGTTGACGAGGGTGGCGGCCATCAATGCACTCCCGTCGGTGCCGTGTGCTCAGCCTGCTGCCTTGCGCGGACCCGGGCCTTGTAGGCTGGGAATTGCTCCGTCCCGGACCATTTGCCAAGGCCCAGACGAATGCCCTCAGCCTCGACGGCTTGCTGCGAATCGGGATCGATCTTTGCGGATGTCGCGGTTGGGCCTGAGGCTATGGCTGCCGCCTCTCCGAGTTGCCTCTTCACGATCCCGAGCAGATACGCCATGCCCTTCGGTGGCGTGGCCTTGGCGCAGGTATCGGCAGCGGCTTCGAAGGTCTCGACGGTCACGCCTTGACCGATCAACGCGAGCAACTCCGGGTTCGACGGGTTCACGTCCGGCACCCCGCGTGCCTTGATGGCCTTGCAGACGGCTCCCGCTTTCGTTGGGCTTTGCCCTTCACCCCCACCATCGCCCCCCGCTTGCGGGGGGTTGGGGGGTATTTCTTTCTCTTCTCTTCTCTTCTCTTCTCTGGTCTCGCTTTTGTCACGCTCACTGCGTGACGAATCTCGGACAGAATCTGAGACATTGGCGTGACCGGGAGGAGCCGCACGCTCTTTTTGCTTCCTTTTGGTGCCTAAAGCACGGGTTTTCGCGGTGTCGCCGTTGTGGTGGTCGAAGTTCGGGATGGTGATGCCTGAGTTATCCACAGACAGCCATCCAACATCGCACATGGCTTGAGCGAACCCGTCACGCTGAACTTTGCGATCTACCCACTGTTGTGTCACGCCACTAGCGTGACCATCGCGTGACTGACCATCGGCCCAAGACCACAAACATTGCAGCCGGCCAACCACCGAGAACTCGTCCATTCCCAGTTTCGCGCCAATGGCTATGACGGCAGGGTCCTCTGCCAGGTCAGCGCGCATCTTGATCCAATCACCGGCCATGTCTTCCTCAGGCCGGCAGGTCGAGACGAGCGGCGATGTCAGCGTGCGGCGTGCCCGTGAGGTGTGCCAGCAGACCGGCGACCTCGTTGTAGGAGACGCTGGGGCAGTTCTCGAGAATCCACGCCGCCCCGTCAGCCACCAGGTCGCGCTGCGGCGTCAGCGTCTTCTTCGTCACCTTGGTCTTGCCATTGGCCTTGGCGGTAGCGATGCGTCCGGCCAGGTGCTCCGCTGCGCCAGCGCCGTGCTTGCGGATGGCCGCGATGGCGTTGCTGGCACTGACCTCGCCGGCAGCCACCATGGCCTTGATGGCGTTGCTCGCGCCGGCCAGGATGAGCAGGCTCGACACGTAGGTGCGGGAGACGTTCAGTTTGGCGGCAATGTCGGCTTCGTCCATCTGGTAGCCGATGAGGCGCTTCATGCCTTCGGCCTTGCCGAGCTGGTCCTTGTCCATGCCGGGCTTGGCAAAGAGGCCCAGTGTCAGGTCGACCATGGACGTGCCGGCCGGTGTGGTCACAACAGGCAGCACCTCGATATTGGCGCCCTCGGCATTGGCCAGGCGGACGGCCCTCAGGCGGCTGTGGCCGTCGGTAAGGTAGGTCACGTCCTGGTCGCCCTCTTTCGCCACGTAGCCGGTGAGCGGGTGCGAGCGGCGGAAGCCGTGCGTCAGGATCGAATGCTTCAGATCCTGGATGTGCTGCAGGTAGGCGGCGGTCTCGGTGCGGATGTTGAAGCCGTCGAGAACGCGGATGCTCGCGAGTGGCGTCATCCAGAGGTCCGCAGACTTCGCGCCAGCATCGCGCATGGCTGCCTTGACGTTGCCGGAGGAAAGCTCCAGCGGGGCGGTATCGATCATTTGGCGTCTTCCTCGTTGGTCTTGTGAAATCAGGTGGGGAACGCGACGGGCTCGGTGTTCGGCCCTGGCACATAGAGCTTTCCGCCGGATGTGCCGTGGCCGCGCAGGCGCGGGACGTAGCTGTGGACGGCGATGTATTTCTTCCGCAGGGCCTTGGCGTAGATGGCGCCGAATGCGCGGTCGCCGTTTTTCGGGCGGATGCCTGAGGCGGTCGCGGCCATCGTGATGCTCTCGCCCGCGACGGCGCCCTTCTCTCGTACGTGGTTCACGATGAAAGCGAGCGCACGAGCCCCGAAGAGGGGATCGTCTTGCTCGGCTGCGAATTGAGCCCCTGCTGCAGCTGCGAGCCCCACAGCGCGAGCCGTGGCGGCCGGGCAGACGAGTTGCGAGGTTTCGTCCATGTCGGCGACCATGTCGTCGGTGAGTTCGGTGTTCATGCCGCAGCCCTCAGGTGCGCCGGCTTGCTGGCAGCGTTCGATGCGCGTGCAGCGTGACGGAGCCGATTCAATGCAGCCTCGGCCTCGGCGATCTCGCGCTCGATAACGATCAACTCGTTGTCGCTGACCACGCCGTCCGACATCGAGTCAACAAAAGCGGCCGTCACATCGGAGGTTTCGCGCACAACGGCAGAGACGCGCTGCATCGGCGAGAGATCGCCCGCATCCACGGCGACAGCAACCTCGAAGCGCCCTCCGCACTCTTTCGCAACAGCGATCGGGTAGTCGTACGCGTGCGGGCCGCCGGCCTCGATGCACATCAGCGCAGTTTCGAGGGCGTCTACCGCACCGAGCTTGTGGTTGGGCGATATGCCCGAAAGCTCCTTGCGGTACACGTCGTCCGACTTGTCCAGGCGCCGCGCAATGGCGGGACGGCCACCGCTCGTGTTCGAGGTGCTGCGGCGCAGTGCGTCGAGAATGGTCATGTCCAACTCCTTGTTACGTGGACGTTGTTGCGGTGCAGCGAACGCGGTGCAATGCAGGCATGGAACCGAACAAGCCCCAGAACTTCGAACCCGTCGCAGCCCTTGAGGTGGTCGATGGGATGTGCATCCATGAATCCGCGCACACCACGCTGTCGGCCAATGCGGAAGATGGCGTGCGGTCGGTGTTGGTGGTGTCGTCGCGCATGGCGATGCACGTTGTCGGCGGCGTGCTCGAGGTGCGCTTCAAGCGGCATGCGCTGCTGCATCCAGGCCTGGCGGCGCTGGTGCGGCGCTGACTGGTGACGAGCCCCATGTCAAACGACCGCCTTGACTTCATGAGGTGCCTTGCGCAGCACAGCCCAATTCACGTCGGGGCGCAATGCCTCACAACGCACACCGGTCAGTCGTTCGATTTCGGGGCAAAACTCCGCAGGAACACGTTCCTTTTTCCAGCGAGAAACGGAAGCCTTCTCCCGACCAAGCGCGGAGGCCAACTTGCTTGAGCCGCCGAACTTTTGGCAGGCTTCTTCGAGGGCAGAGATCATGGGCGCTTCCATAGTTTCGGTAAACTATACCTTCAAGTCTCGGGAAGCGATACTACATTCACGGAATATAGAAGCGGCGCCTTATGCTTTCTTGATGGAATTTGGCGACCGACTCAAAGAGGCCCGTAACGACGCAGGCCTGACTGGCGAGAAGCTGGGTGAAGCCCTGGGCGTATCAAAGCAAACAATTGCGCACTGGGAGGCGAATCGCTATGAGCCGAAACTCATCTTCTTGGTCAAGCTCTGTGAGGTGCTCGATGTCACCGCGGACTGGCTGCTCACCGGAAAGTCGGTGGAACACCTTTCCCCGGCCGCTGTGAAGCAAGGTCGCTTCTACGACGCCCTGTCGCAGGACGGCCGGCGCAGATGGGAGACCGCAAAGATGCTGATACGAGAAGGCGTCTCGGATGCGATGGTGGAAAAACGCATGCCGATCACTGCGGCGCCTCCCGCGAATACCGGGGTCAGTTCGGAATCAGGTTCTCAATCTAGGGAAATTACCGAAGGCGAAAAGCTACGCACTGATACATTGATTACAAATCATCAGAAACACATCGAGCTTTCCATTCCCAACTCCTCGAAAGGCAAGGGCACTCATAGTGACCAAGCTGGTAGCGATACAGAGCCAGAATCACCTAAGCGTGGCGAACACACTAAGGGTACTTCTCAGGCGGGCCGAGCAAGGAGAACTTGACGGATTCATTTACCTCGCCTCATGCCCCGAAGGCGAAGACAAAATCGGCTTGTGCGGTCGATATGTTGACGACTTGGATGCTGCAGTCATTGCAGCCAGAGAGGGGTTCAACCGCCTGCTTGGACACAAAGCCTGCACCGAGACAGAGCCCGCCAGGCTACCGCGCAGACTGCGCAAGGAAAGTGAGAATGTTCAGATCAGTCACGTCCTGCCCTACCGTAGCCGAAAGCGGGTATGAATAGGTCGGCGTTCAGCTATCGCGCTGGCGCTCAATGGGCACGCATGTCGACCTGGGCACGACTCGGCGCCGTGAGCGCGGCGATCCTGCTCGGCATTGCCATCATCGGGGTGAGCCGCCCCGCTGTCCCACCATCTGCGAACGAATTACGAGCTCCATCTCAAGAGAGGCATCTACAGACGAGGGCCAATCTGCTTGAGTCGCAGTGCACCTCCGGATTGCCAGCCTTGATGAAGGCGGCGAAAGAGCAGATTGCAGGCGGAAAGCTCCAGGCTGCACGGCTCACATTGGCTATGTGCAAGGACTTCCCCACGAGCGACGAGTTCAAGGCGTTCGCCGCCAAGGCCGAGGCTGCTATCGTCGCTCAAGAGAAGGACGCAGCCATCAAAGAGGCTGCGCGCAAGCGATCAGAGGGCGTCCAGATCGGCATGACGCAACCTGATGTGCTGGCAAGTTCCTGGGGTAGCCCGCAAAAGGTGAACACAACGACCACAGCGCGTGGCACCCGGGAGCAATGGGTGTACGGCGGCCACAACTACCTCTACTTCGAAAATGGGCTGCTGACCGCGATTCAGAACTGATCGCGGCATAACCCCACCAAGGCCCGCCTCGAGCGGGCTTTTTTATGTCCGCTCATAGGCGCCGCATATCTGCGGATGTATCGGTTTCTTTGACTCGATATTGCAAATCGGTCTAACGATATTGTTTCGCTTTCCTTGACCTAAATGTCTCGCTAACCGATACTTTGTTCACTCGCCAATCAACACGGAGTGACGAAGATGGAAACCCCCAGCAGGCGCGCGCCTCGCGCATCAAAGGCCCGGCTCGAAATCGCAGCGCTAATCGTGGCATCGATCTACGGTGCGCTGGCCGAGAAGATTCTTGATGTGCCAGACGGCCACACCGCCGAGAAGGTCGCAGACGAGGCGCTTCTCGCTGCCGATGTCCTGATCAATCGCGCGGCTCGTGGGGTGCAGGCATGAATACGCAAGTCCCTGACCTCAAGGGCGTGAACGTCCGTCTGTATCCGGCGCATCAGGTCGCCAACAAGCCACAAATCAACGGCAAAGAGGTCTCGCATGCCGAGTACCTCGAGCACATGAACGGCCGCCTGCGGCTGTATGTCCCCACCGTGCGCGGCGAGCACAAGGTCCAGATGCGCGGCACCGTTCCGGCGGAATGGAGCCTGGTGTGAGCGCGCATAAGCCGGGTCCGCTGTACGCGGTCAAGATTCAAGACCGTTCGGCCTACAACATCTTCGCGCCCGACTACGCAACGGCAATCGCCACGGTTTCGAGCCAGACCAACGCCCATCGCTGCATGGGCTCAATTGTCACTCGGCAATACGCTCTCGCAATGGCCGCCGGCCCGGAGTTACTCGGGGTGCTGGAGCGAGCCGTCGAGATGTGTGACTGGTACGCCCAGTTCATCCGCAGCGACGTGATGGCTGCGGACATCGAGCGGCATCCTTACCTGCCTGAGTTGGAAGGCGTGGCAGAAGACGCCCGAGCCGCCATCGCCAAGGCCACCGGGAGCGCAGCATGAGCGCATCGAATATCCCCGAGCGTTGGGTTACCGGCTCCGCGGCATATCGCAAGCCAGCCGGCCCCATGCGCGACCTCTCGCAGGACTGGATCGATGCCGGTCGCCCGCACGACTTCAAGGCCTTCCGCCTCGGCTATGACTGCTGTTCGGCGAGGATGCTTGCCGCTGGCGGGGGCGCTGCCATTTCGGATGTGGTCGCAGAGCTGCAGAAGGCCCACCGCATCATCTACCTGCAGCGCATGCAGATGTCGACGCAGGGCAAAGCTCTGTATGCACGCAACGCGCACCACGCTGGCCTGATCAGCGACGACGAAACGCGCGAGACCGAACGCGCTGCAGTGCTGGCTCGCGCAGGGGTGTCATCGTGAGCGCCGGACAATCCCCGGCGCAAGCCGTCGAGGTGTGCTTCCGTACGAAGGGCGCCCGTCGTCAGGCATTCGTTCGGCCGCAAGGCGAGCCGACGTGGCGAAAGTGGTCCGTGCCGCGCGCAGAAGAAGCGATGAAACGCGGCTCGATCTCACTGCCCGGCCTGGTCGATGCGCCCGTCGTCGCCCGCTACTCGCTGGGGGTGTCATGAACAGCATCCTCCAGTTCATCTCCAACCAGGCCATCGGCGTCGCCGGCGCTCTCGTGGTGCTCTCGCTCTACATCGTCGGCGCACGCATCGACATGCCATCAGAGACGGATGCGCTCCAGCGTTCGGCCCAAACCTCCAACTCTCGCGCCGCTGAGTACGCGGCTCAACACGCCCTCGTGGCTGCAAAGGAATGACCATGGAAGTCACCACCATCGAGAGCCGAGTGCTCAAGCAGATCCAGAAGCAACTCGGCCGCGCGCAGCCGCCAAAGCTGACCGACAGGCTTGTCCAAGATCTGGGCGTCGACTCCATGGACTTGATGGAAATCATCATGTTCCTGGAAGACGAGTTCTGCATCGAGATGGTCGACGAAGAGGCGCTGAAGTGCGTCACGGTCGCCGACGCAGTGGCCCTGGTCTCGGTCTCGCAACCATCGTGAGATAGCGATGACACACATGATCACCATCTCGGGCGCAGAGTACCACCTCGCCGGCCCAGGCTCGCTCGCCCCCGATGCGCGCCCAGTCTGCATCGAAGACATCGCGCACCACCTGTCTTTGATCAACCGCTTCACGGGCGCCACGACGCGGCCCTATAGCGTTGCCGAGCACAGCCTACTCTGCGCCGACATTGCGCATCGCGTGGGCCTGTCGCCGCTTGTGCAACTCTGCATGCTGCTGCACGACGCTCACGAGGCATACACCACGGACCTGAGCAGCCCGGCAAAGATCGCGGTCAACTGCTACAGCATGGGTGCTGGCGATGTGCAGGCGTGGGGGATGTTCGAAGACGAGCATGCCAAGACCGTACGCCGGCATTTCGGGATGCTGTCGGCCTTTGCCGGCCACAAGCAACTGATCCGCGAGATCGACCTGCAGGCGCTGGCCACGGAACGTCATTTCCTGACGGCCTTCGACGCCAAGAAGAACGGCCCATGGGCGATCCTGGGCGATGGCAGCCACCTCCCCGTGCCGATCGCGACCTGGGCGCGGCTCGATGCCTCGTGGCGCGAAGAGACTCCGTGGAAGAAGTGGCGCCAGGACTTCCTGGAGCGCTTCCACGCACTGCGGCTGGAGACGGATGATTCGTTCACGAGCCGCATGTCGGCTGCGAGGGCTGTGTGCTGAAGCGCAGCGGATTCAAGCGTCTGCAGATGGTGCACATGCCGCCGTCGGTGCCGCAGCGTCTGGAGCGGCCCGTGGTGATGGCCGACTGCAGCGCAATGTCGCAGCCGATGGCAAAGCCCGAACCGCAGCGCAATCCGCATCTGCTATCGATGGCCCATGGCCGGCCCTGCTTGCTGCGCACCAGCGCATGCAACTTCGACACCAGCACCACAGTAGCCGCCCATTCGAATCTTCTGATCCACGGCAAGGGCCGCGGGCGCAAGGCTGACGACTGCTATTCGGTCTGGGCTTGTGCGCGGTGCCATGCCTGGCTCGATGGCAGCTACAGCGCCGAGTTCGCGGACAAGGAAGAAGCCTTCATGTCCGCCCTTGTCGCCCAGGTCGATGAATGGAAGGCCATCGCCGACAGCACCTCCACCAATTCCAAAGATCGCGCCGCCGCTCAATGGGCGCTCGATCGCCTCAACGTTTCCCGATCCCTCATCAATCAACCTGGAGCAACCCGTGAACTCTGAAAAGACCACCGTTCTTGTCCCTGCAACCTTTGGCGCCCCCTTCGAAGGTGGCTTCTACGGCGGAAAGATCCGCATCGGCGACGGCATCTTCGCCGTCGTCTGGGCGCCCAAGGCCACCGGCGACATCAAGGGCCTCTGGTTGCCGAGCTACACGCAGGTGCCGAACACCGACAGCTACTTCGACAGCATGGCGAATACCGTAGCGATGGCCGCGGCCGGCAGCCCCATCGCTCATCAGGCCCTGGCCGCCGAGATTGCCGGGCACAAGGACTGGTGCATCCCCGCGCGCGATGTGCTCGAGCTGGCCTACCGACACCTGAAGCCCTCCAGCTACGAGAACTACGCATACGAGGACGGCGAGAACACGAGCAGCGTTCCTCCGGGCGATGCATACACCGAGGAGCTGCCCGCGCAAACCAGCGTCGAGGCTTTCCGCAAAGGCGGTGCCGAGGCCTTCGAAGAGGCCTGGTACTGGAGCAGCACGCAGGCTTCCAGCTACGGCGCCTGGAATCAGTACTTCTACGACGGCCTCCAGGGCTACTACAGCAAGAAGTTCGGAGGCCGCGCCCGCCTCGTCCGCTTGATTCAGCTCAACTCTTGAGTCCTTCAATCCTTTCAGGAGTACCCATGGCAATCACTCAAGAGACCATTCAAGAAGAGACGAAGAAGCTGGGCGAAATGATCGCCCGGTTCGAGTCCATCGGCGTAAACGTCGGCGATGCCAAGGCATGGGCCGAAGGCCTGCTCGCCAAGCTCAAGGCCAGCGCGGCCACCGTCCTGAGCCTCCCCGGCATCGAGATCACGCTGGCGCCGGGCGAGCGCTATGCGGGCCTTCTCCTTGACGAGGAAGGCAAGCCCAGTCACCACCTGGTGCTGCTGCCCGGCGAGTTCGAAGACGTGAGCTGGGATGCCGCCAAGAGCGCAGCAGAGAAGGCCGGCGGCGAGCTTCCCTCCAGGCGTGAGCAGTCCCTGCTCTTCGCCAACCTGAAGAGCGAGTTCAAGGCCGCGTGGTACTGGTCGAGTGAGCAGGCTTCCAGCAGCTACGCCTGGACTCAGTACTTCGGCTACGGCAGCCAGAGCTACTACGGCAAGGAGTTCGGAGGCCGCGCCCGCCTCGTCCGCAGATTGTTCCTTTGACCCTTTAACTCTTTGAGTCATGGCCCTGCACACCGAACTGCCGATCTACAAGAAGGGATGCGAGCTCGTCTCGCTGGCCTTCCACGTCCAGAAAGAAATGCCGCGAGGCTTCAAGAACTCTCTGGGCGAAAAGATCACCGTGCACTGCACCGAGATGGTCAACCTGATGGCGCTCGCGAATGCAACGCGCGGTCAGGATCGGGCCGCCCACATCCGAGATTTGCTACAGCGCCAGCACGCGACCACCGTGCTGCTGCGTGTCTGCCACGACAGCCGCTTCATCTCGACCAAGCTGTGGTCCCAGTCCGTGCAGCTGCTTGACAACATCGGCAAGCAGGGCGGTGGATGGCTCAAGGTTTCACACGTAACGGCGCCTGCAGCATGACGGTCAAGGCCCACATGCCCGTGCGTAATTTGAATCTGGTCGCGCCGCTGCCCCACGAGGGCACCGCCATGCGCACAACGGATACCGCTGCACCCGTGCAGGCCCGGTCCGGCGCAGTCTCCCCGCTGATCGGCGCAGGCCTTCGGCAGGGCGACGTAGATAGCGCGAACCAACGCAGGCTTCCAGCAACAACGCCTGGAATCAGAACTTCAACAACGGCAACCAGAACAACAACAACAAGAAGTTCGGAGGCCGCGCCCGCCTCGTCCGCAGATTCATATCCGTTTTCCTTCGAAGAGCTGGCGCAGGCCTACTTGGACTGCCGAAAAAGCAAGCGCAACACGGCAAGCGCGCTCGCCTTTGAGAGCCAGCTCGAGCGCAACCTGTGCGCTCTGTATGAGGAACTGGCCAGCGGCGCTTGGCGCCCTGGTCGGTCGATCTGCTTTGTCATCACGCGGCCCAAGCCGCGCGAGGTCTGGGCCGCGGACTTCCGTGACCGCATCGTCCACCACCTCCTGTACAACCGCATCGGGCCGCGCTTTCACGCGAGCTTCGTGCACGCCAGTAGCGCATGCATCCCGGGGCGCGGCACGCTGTACGCCGCCAAGCTGCTGGAGCGCGACGTACGTAGCATCACCCAGAACTGGAGCCGCCCGGCCTTCTACCTGAAGTGCGACCTCGCCAATTTCTTCGTGGCCATCGACAAGGCAACGCTGCGCGACCAGTTGGCGCGCAAGGTCGGTGAGCCATTCTGGTTGGCGCTGGCCGAGACCATTCTCTTTCACGACCCGCGCGAAGATCACGATCTTCGCGGCCGCGCTGAGCTGCTGGCGCGTGTTCCGGCGCACAAGAGCCTCTTCAACGCGCCGGCGCACACCGGCCTGCCGATCGGCAATCTCAGCAGCCAATTCTTCGCGAACGTGCACCTCGACGCGCTCGATCAGTTCGCGAAGCACCAGCTGCGCGCCACACGGTACGTGCGCTACGTCGACGACTTCATCCTGCTGCACGAGTCGCCCCAATGGCTGAATGCCGCGCACGGCCGCATCAGCGAATTCTTGACGCGGCGACTCGGAGCCCATCTCAATCCGAAGAAGACGATTCTGCAGCCGGTTGTCCGAGGCATTGACTTCGTCGGGCATGTCATCAAGCCATGGCGCCGCAGCACCAGGCCTCGCACGGTCGCTGCCGCTCTGCGACGCATCGAACAAGCCCCAGCCGAAGAAATCCAGCAGTCGGCCAACAGCTATTTCGGGCTCCTTCGGCAAGCCTCTGCTAGCCATCAGGACCGCGCCTCCCTCGCGCGTGCGGTCCTGGCTCGTGGGCATGCCGTCGAGAGCAACTTCACCAAAGCATTCAGAAAGGCCTCTTGATGTCAGTCATCCAAGTCGTACTGCATTTGCAGTTGCCGAATGATTCGGGCGATGTCCGGCCGGTGCAGGTTGCGGTCGGTCCTCACGGGAATCGTCCAGTTCGGGCCGCCCTCCCCATCGCCGCCGGTGCCCACCACACCGCCCCGGTGAACGTCCGTCTCCTGGCCCTTCAGGTCCGGGATCGCCTCGATTCGCTCCAGAACCATCTGCTTCAGCTCGTCTGCGGTGCGGGTGGGCTTGGCCATCTCGATTTCTTCCTTGCTCGAAAGGGAACAGTATGAACTCCGCCGATCACAACATCTGCGATGCCTGCGAGTGTGTTGCTCATTGCCGAAAGAACGGCTGCATTCCGATTTCCGCGTTGCCCGTTGCCGCATCAAAGCCAGCAGCAGAGCCGGTGGCGTTCAGCGGCTACCTGTGCAGAGCCTGGGGAGAGACGGAAATTCCCTGCGCGGAAGTGGCCCGCGACTTCGAGGGCGTGCGGCGCTTCATGGTGCGCGAATGGCTCGGCGATGAAGGCTGCACCGATGCCAGCGGAGATGCCATCTTGCCCGGCCTGATGGCCGAGCTGGAGGGGCGCGACTGGAAAGACGAGGGCGAATGGAGTGCCGAGTTTGAAATCGGCGGCGTGAGCGTCGAACCTGTCTACGGCTACACCACCCCTCCCGCTGTGATGCCAGCCGAGCCGCTGCACGTAGGCGACTCGAGCTTCGAGGGCTGGTTTGCCTCGAAGAACATGAAGAACCTCGGGACGAAGCAACTCGCCCGAGACGCCTACGCCGCCGGCATGAGTGACCCCGCTGTGATGCCAGCAGCGCCGAGCGATGCGGTCTCGGTCGGATTCAGCCCTATGTGGCTGGCCCCTATCGACGGAACGCCTGTGCTCCTGCATATGCCAACCACGGGCGATAAGTTCGCCATCGGGCAATGGCATGGGAGCGGTGTCTCGTTGGAGGGGCACTGGGGTGACGACGAAGGCAACTTCTACGTGCATGAACCTGTTGGTTGGATGAGCTTGGCCGTACTGAGCACGATTGCATCGGGCGCCGCCCGCTCTCAGACCATGCAGCCGCAGGCAGACTGGAACGATGGTCGCATTGTCGGTTTGCGTGAAGCCGCAGCGATCATCCTCAAGCAAGAGGGCAAGACGCAGACGCGCGACCGCATCCTAAACTTTGTCTCATTGATCGACGCCGTTCCCCGGCCCCAGGCAGAGCCCGCAGCCGGAGAGCAGGCCGGGGCGGTGGCGGAAGCAATGCAGGACGCTTGGAATGACTGGTGCTCAGATACCGGGTGCTTCCCTGACGACTTCACTCTCAAAGGGAAGACCATCACGTTCAAGGCTGGACGTTGGGCTGCATCGGTGGCGGCGCACCTCGCCGCACCCGGTGCTGCCATCGCTGCGCGCGAGCAGGAGGCGCCGGAGTGCGAGCGTTGTGGGCTGTCACCGGCAGAACACGCGGCCGGCCATTGGTGCGACAACCAGTCGTACGCCGTGGCAGCGCCGCATCCGAAGCGCGATGCGCTCATGAAGTTGTCCCAGTTCGCGCACACCGGCGCTCACATGGACGAACGGCACATGCGCAACAACCTGTTGAGCATCGCAGACCAACTAATTGCCCTCGCATCGCGCGAGGAAGCACCAGCCACCCCGCAGGCGGGGACGGCCAGCATCCCGGCGCTCCACCTTGGCTGGAATGACTGCCTTGCAGCACTCAAGGGCGTGCAGCCTGTCGAGCGGGGGGAGGGATGAGTTCGCGTTCGTCCTGGAACAAGGGCGCCCACTACGTCGCTGGTGGCCGATCTGCTGAAACCCAGTTCAAGGTTGGTCGCCCTGCTCAAGAGGCGCGCAACTACGTGCCAATCGGGACAACGCGGGGCAAGCCCGATGGCTATCTCTACCGCAAGGTCACGGATGACCTGAGCCTCGCCAAAAATCGGCGATGGACACCGGTGCACCGTCTCGTCTGGGAGGCCGAACACGGCTCAGTGCCAGAGGGCCACACGGTTGCGTTCAAACCAGGCCGGAAGACAACCGAGATCGCGCTGATCACGGTTGATGCGCTCGAGCTTCTTTCGCGAGCCGAGTTGATGCAGCGCAACCACTACCAGCGCTACCCCAAGGAGGTCGCCCAGCTGATCCAGCTGAAAGGCGCCCTCTCCCGCCAGATCAACAAGCGTACACGCGCACTGGAGGAATCATGAGCAACCACATCAGCACTGTTCGTCAGCATCTACTCGATCAAATGGCGGCGCTGCGCTCGGCCAGCGGCTCCGAGGCGATCAAGCAGGAACTGGACCGCGCCAAAGGCATCAGCGAACTCGCGCAAGTCGCCGTCAACACGGCAAAGGTGGAGGTGGACTATCTCATTGCCACCGAGCAGACCTGCACGCCGTTCCTGGAGCCCGATACGCCGCGCCTGACGACGGCCGAGGGCATTCCTGGGAGCGGCATCACCAGTATCACGCGCCATGCGCTGCAAGGATGAGCACCATGACTACCCCAACCTCCCCTCTGCTGCCCGAGCCCGCAACAGCGGCGATGAAGGTTACCGCAATGCCACATCCATGGATCTGGGATTTCCTCGACGGTAGCGCAGGTTACATGGGCGTTCACTACGGCGAGCGTCACCCCGATCATCCTGGCCTTTTCTGGTGGCGTCCATTCCTTCGCCAAGAGGTCGAGGCGATGCGCAAGAACCGCTCCGACGCCGAAGCAGCCCTCAATGCGCTGAGGGCAGAGGTCGAGCAATACCGCCAACTGTTCAACGCATCGAAGCTCGGCCACGAACAGGCGTTTGCACGATGCCAAGAACTGAGCGCAGATGCTGAGCGGTATCAACTTCTGCGCCGCGGCCAGCGCTGGAGCGTCATCGACGGCATTGGCAACACGCTGAGGGCCGATGAACTCGATGCTTCCATCGACGCAATGAAGGGAGATGCCCATGCCCGTTGAACGTGTCGATCCCAGCCGGCTCGCCATCATCGGCGGCGACGAAAGCGACTTGAAGCGCTATATCGAAAGCGATTTCAAGATCCGCAGCGGCCTCTGCCCGAACAACTGCGGCCTCATGAACGAGAACAACTACGGCCAGGAATGCCCATCCTGCGGCTTCTCGTGCAACACGCGGTCCGAGAAAGGAATGCCCTCATGACCACCCTCCCCGCCGAGCTTGAGGCGCTGATGCCGAAGCCTTCGTTCCGCCTCACTTGGTACAACAACACCGCAACGTATCACGTCAGCAAGCCGAACATCGGTGGCGACCATGACTGCTACACCGCCGACCAGATGCGCGAGGCCATCCTTGCCGCCACTGAGCGCGCTGCAAAACTTGCAACCCAATTCGCCTACGACGCAGCAATCAAGTACGCCGATGGCTACGTTGTTGATTTCGATCAAGAGGTTGGCGATGCCATAAGGGCACGCACTGGGGGTGGGCAGACATGAGCGCGATCATCAGCCCATGCGGCAAGTTTCGGCATCGCTTGGAACGCGATGTAGCGATGGTTGGTTTGGTTTTCGCCTATTTCGGCGTCAACCCTTCGACAGCCGACGCATCGATCAATGACCAAACGGTCGGAAAGTGGATCGGATTCACGAAGATCAACGGCGGCCGGCGCTTCATCGTCGGCAACGTGTCGGCCTATCGCGCCACGGATGTGAAGGAACTGGCGAAGGTGCTCATCACGCCGGCGCAGCATCGCGAAAATCTTGAGCACCTGCAACGCATCATTGCCGATGCGGACATTCTGGTTCCATGCTGGGGCAGCCGAGACAAGGTGCCGAAACACATGCGCGGCGACTTCGACACGGTGCTGGCGATGTTGCTGACAAGTGGCAAGCCTGTGCGGCACTTCGGACTCACCAAGGGCGGCGATCCGAAGCATCCGCTCATGCTGGGCTACAGCACGCCGCTGACGGCATACCCCGCAGCAGCCTCTACCAGCACCGAGGAAGGGAGAGAGGGATGAGCATCGTTCTCACTGAAGAAGAGTTGGTCGCCATCACGGGCTACAAACTTTCCACCATGCAGCTCGACGTTCTGCGCCGCCGCGGCTTCTACCGGGCCTACATTGGGCGCAAGGGCGTGATCCTGGAGCGCTCGCACTACGAGGCTGTCACTCGCGGCCAGGACGATGCGCCGGCAGCGCTGCCGCGCAAAGTCGCCAAGCTCACCCACATGAGGGCTGCATGATCCGCTCTCGCAACACTCCAGACGGCCTGCCGTTCCGCGTGTACGAGCGCTACGGCAAGCGGCTCTACAGCATCGGCTACAAGATGAAGTCTGGGCGCTGGGCGTTCCGATATCGGTGCTCGGTGGACGATGCCCATCAGATCCAGAAGCTGCGTCGCAATGCGATTGCCGAGTCCGCGCGCGTCGTGGATGACGTTCCCGAAGGCGGATTTGCTGGCCTAGTAGATGCGTGGTTTGAATGGCAGGAAGGTCTGCCCGAAGGCTCGGCCAAGAAACGCAAGCAGAGCACCATCGACGAGAACAAGAACGAGGCCCGGCTGCTGAAGGCCGACTGGGGCCATTTCGAGGTGCACGAGATCACCCGGACGATGGGCTACGACTACCTCGAAGCCTACGAGCACACGAGGCCCGAGAAGGCGAACAAGGAAATTGCGCTGGCCCGGCTGATTCTGGAATACGCGATTCGCAAGAACCTGATCCAGACCAACCCACTGGATCGGATCTCGAAGAACAAGCGCGTCAAGGAAGCGAAGCGCTACGTCACCGACGACGAAATGAACATCGTGGTCGCGACCGGCCGCGAGATGGGCGGACCGTACCACATCATCGCGCTGGCGCTGAAGACGGCGTTCCTGTGCGTCCGCCGGTCATTCGAGGTGCGCAAGGTGGCACGCGACGCTATCACCGAGGCCGGGATTCTGTGGACGGACTCCAAAGACCCGACCAAGCCGAAGAGCCTGATCCAGTGGTCGCCCGAGTTGCGCGAGACCATCGACGAGGTGCTGGCGATCAAGCGGAACAGCCTGGCGGGTTCGTTCCTGCTGTTCGGCAACCTGCAAGGGCAGCGCTACACGAAATCGGGCTGGGGGAAGCTGCTCGGCACGCTCATGGCGGCGTCCGAGGAAATGGCCGCGGCCATGGACATCGAGTTCCGGCACTTCAGCCTGCAGGACTGCCGGCCAAAGGGTGTCACGGACAAGCTCGAGCGTGGCGACACGGACACATCGAACGCCACCCTGCATACCAACGAAACCATGATTGCGCGCGTCTATGACCGCCGTGCGACCAAGAAGGCCACGCCTGCGGGCTGA